ATGATTTTATCTAAAAAAGTGAAAAAGGTCGGTTCTTTTATGTTAAGGAATAATTATTTTGGAGAGACTAAAACGCATTATAAATTATATAAATGCGGTAAGAATTGGGCTGTCATGGGGATTTCATTATTTTCGCTGGGATTAGGGATGCTAGTTACCAGCCAGCCAGTGTCAGCTGATGTGACAGCCACCAGCACCTCAAGCAGTGCAGCAAAGGCCGAAACGACTAGTGCAAGTAGTAGCAGTGCAGCAAAGGCCGAAACGACTAGTGCAAGTAGTAGCAGTGCAGCAAAGGCCGAAACGACTAGTGCAAGTAGTAGCAGTGCAGGGAAGGCTGAAACGACTAGTGCCAGCAGTAGCAGTGCAGTGAAGTCGGATACAGCAAGTACTGTAAGTAGTAGTGCTGCCAAGTCGGATACAGCAAGTACTGCAAGTAGTAGTGCTGCCAAGTCGGATACAGCAAGTACTGCAAGTAGTGGTGCTGCCAAGTCGGATACAGCAAGTACTGCAAGTAGTAGTGCTGCCAAGTCGGATACAGCAAGTACTGCAAGTAGTAGTGCTGCCAAGTCGGATACAGCAAGTACTGCAAGTAGTAGTGCTGCCAAGTCGGATACAGCAAATACTGCAAGTAGTAGTGCCACCAAATCAACTAATGTCGATGCGTCAGAATCATCGGGTACCTCAGAAAACACCACATCAAGTACTAATAATACCGCTAGTTCTGGAGATGATGACCAAAGTGTTGATATGAACGGAATTCATCACTATATTCCACTCCATCCTGAACGTGGCGCTGATCCGAGTGATAATCGGTGGGGGGCTCTAATGAAATACTGGGATACTTGGTACGGAGTAGGTTATCAAGTATCTGATTCGAAGCCAGCCTCAGGTGGTCCAGGGAGCCCAATTTGGCCAGGATCTGGGAGCACAGCAGTCTGGCCAGTAGGATCTGACTACGCATCAATGAATCGATTCATTACTCGAACAATTGAATACCGTGACAAATCAACAGGAGAGTTAATTACCGGTGTAACTCCAGTTGTTCAAAAGGTTCATTATGGAGTTGCGTTTGTGATGGATTTAGTTACTGGCGAAATTTTAGGATATATGACACCAAATACGAATGGTACATTTCCTGATAAACCAACGATTCAACATCGTGCTGATGCATGGTATGTTATTGGAAATAGTAACTTTACAGCCGTGACTTCTCCTGACTTGAGTTCTAAGGGCTACCTGGCACCAGATTTGGCCACAGTTGCTCAACAGAAAGTTAACCCAGGTGATCAGGATGACACAGTTAATGTTTACTATGACCACGCCGTGGTCCCAGTAAATCCAACGAATCCACAAACACCAGGTACACCAATTAATCCAGATGATCCAGATAGTCCAAAGTGGCCAGTTGGGACTGATAAGGATTCACTGACAACTGATATTCACCAGACGATCCATTATCAATATGGTGATGGTTCACAGGCAGCTCCTGATAAAACTGATTCCACGACCTTTGAGCATCAAGTTGAAATTGATAAGGTCACTGGTGAGGTTGTTAAGGATGACGGTTGGACAGCCAAAAATGGTAAGACAAGCTTTGATGCCGTTGTTAGCCCAGTGGTGCCAGGATCTGTAGCTGATAAAGCGCAGACAGCTGCCGTAACTGACCTGAATGCCGATTCAGCAGATGTTAATGAGACCGTGACATACACGAAAGTCGGATCATTGGTACCAAGCTCAAGTGATGTGAACTTCCCTGGAGCATCAAAAGTAGTCTATCCAAATGACCCAAGTGATGCGACAAAGGTTACACCAGCCGGTGTACCGACGGTACCAGGTTATACAGCACATGATCCAGAAGGTCATGTTTTGACACCCGGTAGCAGTTATCAGCCAAGTGATCCAACGAAAGATACAACGATCACCTATACAGCAGATCAGCAAAAAGGTAGTGTCAGCTACGTTGATGATACGACTGGAAAAACTTTAAAGACGGACTCAATCTCAGGAACAACGGGTTCAAAATCCAGCTATAGTACCAGCGGTAGCATTGCCGATTATAAGAAACAAGGGTATGAGTTGGTCACCGATGGCTATCCAGCAGATTTGACGTTCGACAATGATGACACAACTGATCAGAATTTCACGGTTCACTTGAAGCATCAAAACATTCAGTCTACAGAGGCCAAAACCGTTACAGAAACTATTCATTATCAAGGCGCTGGTAATCAAACTCCTGCTGATAACACCGCTCAAGTGACCTTTACGCGTCAAGTCTCAACTGATGCGGTGACAGGTGAAAAGACCTATGGGTCTTGGTCAGCAGATCAAAGCTTTGCGGCAGTAACTAGTCCAGTTATTAAGGGTTATACGCCAGACCAGGCTGAAATTGGGGCACAAACTGTGAGTGGTGACTCCAGTGATCTTGACTTCACGGTGGTTTATGCCAAGGATGCGCCAACAAAACCAGTTAATCCAATTCAACCAACGACGCCAGCAAAACAAGTTAATCCAATTCAACCAACGACGCCAGCAAAACAAGTTAATCCAATTCAACCAACGACGCCAACAAAGCCGGTTCAGGCTGGTCAAGCAGCGGCTACTAATTTTGTGGATCAACGGTTGCCTCAAACTGGTGAAACTGATCAACAACACATGACGCTGAGTGGCTTATTACTATTAGCCATGAGTAGTTTGTTAGGGCTCTTTGGAATGACTAAGCGGCAGCGCAAAGAATAGGATGATATTATATGCTAAATCATCGGCAAACTAAGATCCTGTTTGAGAGCTTAGCAACCCTACAGGCTATTCAGAAACAAGCATACCAGATGTTAATGCAAGGGCTGACCACAACTGGTTTCTCAATGCGTGAGTGGGAAAATTAATCTATCTGGAACAACACGGACAAGCCACTGCTAGTGAATTAGCTGATGCGTTCATGGTTACGCGCACACTAATTTCCAGAAACACTTGGCGACTGATTCAAGATAATTTAATTCAATCTGCCAAAATTAAAAAACTACAATCTAAAAACAGCACCCAGCCAAAATAGCTGAGTACCAAACATCCTAAAATTCATTTATTTACTCTGATAACTTCACCATCTTTGAACGTGAACTCCATGTAGCGTTGGAAGATGGTGATTTTTTCTACCAAGCGACGAACCAATTGTTCATCAAAGTCAACTAAGCCATACTTGTGCAATTCGACTAATTTGTTAATTTCATCAAGGCTGTGTAGTTTGGCTTGTTGATCAGTTTCACGACTTTGGACTTTTTCTTTTTGCTTCCGCAGGTCCATGATTTGCTGGGTTAGTGCGTCGCAGTCTTGATGCTGGTTGGCAGCCTGGATGAGCTTCATCTGTACCTCTTCCAACTGTTGGTTGATTTGATCGAGTGTTGGTCCTTTGGAGTTCTCGATGACCTTCATGATGTTGGCTTTGATTTGTTTGTTGGCTAACTCATGCCCTTCAATGAGCTGGTTAAAAGCCTCAATAGTAGCTTCTTTTAGAAGGGGTTCTTTAACGTTTCGAATCATGCAGCGGCGACCAGTTTTACTTCTCCTTATCCGACTGGCGCAGCGCCAGACTGCTACTTTCTCTGGTCGATACCACATGTTTCGCTGCATGATATCACCGCACTTACCACAAAATATTTTTTGAGAGAAGCAATATTTACCGTTAAGGCGCCTATGCTTACCGTTCTTAGTAGTGATACCATTTCGGCGCTGTTTGATGATCTGCTGTACTTGCATGAAAACAGACTTGGGAATAATCGCCGGGTGATCATTCTCCACGTAGTATTGTGGCATGATGCCTTCATTCTTCACTCGTTTTTTATTAAGAAAATCAACGGTGTAAGTCTTCTGTAAAAGGGCATCACCAATGTATTTTTCATTTTTTAGGATTTTAGCCACGCTGCTAGAGCGCCAATTTTTTGTTTTGCCACCAGTCAGAATACCATCAGCTTTGAGTGAATCAGCGATTTGCTTCATGCTCATTCCATTTAAGTAGCTATAGAAGATCCGTTTAATAACCTTGGCTTCTTCCGGTTCAATTACCAAGTTACCTTGAGCATCCTTGGTATAGCCCAGGAAGTGATTATGATTCACGAATACTTTTCCTTGCTGATAGCGGTACTGAATCCCCATCTTGACGTTTTGTGATAAGGACTCACTTTCTTGTTGAGCAAGGGAAGCCATGATGGTAATCAGAACTTCACCCTTGGCGTCCATGGTGTTGATGTTTTCCTTTTCAAAGAAGATCGCCACATTGATAGCTTTTAAGTCCCGGATATACTTCAGGCAATCAATAGTATTTCGAGCAAATCGGCTAATTGACTTGGTGACAATTAAGTCAATTTTACCGGCTTTACAGGCCGCAATCATTTTATTGAATTGTTCCCGTTTCTTGGTGTTGGTTCCGGAGATTCCATCATCAGCATAGATACCTGCAAATTCCCAGGTTGGTTTCTTTTGAATTAGCTCTTTGTAGTGAGCTACCTGAGTTTCGTAGGAGCTAGCTTGCTCATCATAGTCGGTCGAAACCCGGCAATAAGCGGCCACTCGGAGTTGGTCAAATGGATGTTGACTACGCCGCTGATGAATAGTATTTCCTTTTTGCTGGTGGGCTGGGATAATGTGTACTTTACCCAATTAAATCACCTTCACTTTCGATAATGCTGTACAAATATTCGGCTTGCTTGATTGGTTCATTGAACCGTTGCTTAATGATGCCACGGTAGAATTGTTGATAGACTGCGGCTTTCTTGGTTAGTTTTTCAGTTAATTCCAAGGCACATTTGAGTTTAAAGATCACTTCAGTCGGATCGTTGACAATGATTTGCTGTGCAAAAGTTTGAAATAAGTTGGGATTAAAGCTGGTTAGCGTTTGCCCTTTCTGGCACCAACGCAGTAAAGACCTGACTTCTTCAAAATCGTTGGCTGAATTAGTATTTTGACTATTCAGTAGTTTGATCTTTTGTCGGCATTGATAAGCGTCTTGTTCTAGTTTGGCCGTTTGGTTAACATAAATGGCCTTGTCGAGCAGCCCAGTTTGCATCAATCGGGTTAGCGTTTCGGCCTTATGGTCGTTAGCTTTGATTTGCTCAGCCAATTTTCCTAATTCACCATTGGAATTGCTATTAGCTTGATTTTGTAGTTCTTCAAGAAATGGTTGCAGTAGGAACTTCTGGCTGAAGATTAACTTATTCATCATGCTGCAGAAGGCGGCTTCCAAACTTTCTTCACTAATTGCTTTAATCGGGCATTGCTTTGCAGACTTTAAGTGCTTTTGACATGCCCAACAGATTTTATTAGGTCTGGTTTGTCGCTTAAAGGTGGTACTGCAATATCCACAGATGATTTTTCCTGAGAAAGGATAATGTTGCTGATACTTGTGAGTACCGACTTCAATGTGGCGCTTTTGCGCATTTTCCTTAATTATTTTCTGAGCTTGATCGAAGGCTTGGTGACTGATCAAACTTGGATGATGGTTTTCAATTAAGTATTGAGTGAGTTCACCTTGATTAAAATGACGGTGATATTGATCATCACGATAAGTCTTTTGGCAGAGCATATCACCGGTGTAATTACAGTTTCGTAAGATGTTAATCACGGTGTTACTTCGCCATTGACCACCACGCTTTGTTGCGACATGGCTGTGATTCAGTTTTCTAGCAATTTGACTAGCTGACATCCCGCTTAAAAATTGTTGAAAAATTTCTCGCACAACCCCGGCTTCCACTGAATCGATAACTAAGTTGCCATCCTCAATTGAATATCCATAGGGAGCAGAGGATACTCGAAACTCACCACTAGCGAAACGTTGCCTGATTGACCAGCGTAAATTTCCTGCAGTCGAATGAGATTCATCCTGAGCAATACTGCTGAGAATTGAGAGAAATAATTCGCTGGCCATTGCTCCAGTGTTGATATGTTCCTTTTCAAAGATAATCGGGATGTTCAGCTGTTGTAACTCTCGAACGATTCGTAAACAATCGGTTGTATTCCGTGATAAGCGGCTGATCGACTTGGTAATTACGAGGTCAATTCGGTGATTATGACAATCAGCTAGTAATTCTTTTAAGGCATCACGCTTTGTCAATTTGGTACCCGAGATTCCTTCATCGTAATAGATCTTAGCTAACTGCCAGTTTGGTTGATTGCTAATGTATTTTTGATAGTGTTCACGCTGATTCTCAAGACTTTCAAGTTGTTCAACGTTGTCAGTTGAAACTCGACAATAGGCCGCTACACGGAGTTGCTTGGCATCACGATGGTAGCTTTGGATTTTAGTAATGGTTGACATGACAAACCTCCTTTCATCAGTGTGGTATGTTAGCTCTAGAGACCTGATGTATCAACGTTTCCGGGCCCTAATAATGGTGGAAATGACTGCTTGTTTAAGGCATCAATGTCCTTAAATTCGGTGGGCGAGATTAAGCCTTTATTAAGCAGATTCTGGATGATCTGTTTGGATTGTCGATAATGTAAGTCATTTAGCAATTGCTTTTGCGAAATTGTTGTATTGATCGACGTCAGTGGTTGATGAGTTACTTCTTTAACTTGTTTGGTCATCTTAATTACCTCCACTGATAAGCCGGCGGAGGTCGAAAAGTAAACCATGGTAAAAGAAAAAAGCTGACAGAAAACTGCCAGCTAAAAAGTTGAAAAAATAGGATAGATCAGCTATCATAATAAAAGAAAAGAGAGCAACGAGCTGCATCTCGTTACCCTCAAGCGTGATCAGGAATGATCGAGGATGAAGCTAACCGTTATGGTTGGCTTTTTTTATTATCGCGTAGGCTTTGGCGCAGTCAATGATCAACTGGCCGACTGCCACGATAACTATGGCGGCAGTAATGCCGAGTCCTCGATTCTTTCCAAATTAACATAGTCATCACCTCGCGTTATCAGGAATAGTTGAAGGGTGATGCGACCATGTCCTTATCACTAAGCCTTCCATGTTGGGAGCGACCCACCATTTCAGACCTGATGATATTTTACCATAGAAACAACAAAAAGCCTGCAGACCGCAGTCCACAGGCAAAAGTTAGTTATTATCGTCCTTATCGTGCAATTGTTGGAGAACACTTTTCAATTTATCAGGTACGGGTAATCCTAAGCGGCTGGTATTTTCTAACAGCGAAATACCTTCATTAGAAATGTAGAAGAAAATAGTAGCAGTGCGGATAGCAGAACCGTTCTTTAATAGGTAAATATCAAGGCAGTGTGCAATGCCAATCAACAGTAGAATTAGCACTTTGCGCGTAAGCCCACGAAAGCCAATTTCACTGGAGAGTTTATGTTCGTTAATGGCACAAAGCACTCCGGTGATATAGTCCACTACCATGAAAATGAGTAGAACATATAGAAAACCATCCAGTCCGCCTAAGAACCAGCCGAGGAAAGCCCCAATTGCACCAAAGCATGAATTGATTACCGTTAAACTAGTTGTCTTCATTCGGATTATCAACTCCTCCCGAATATTCAGCCTTGATCTCCATATACTCGTGGTTATACTTGACGTCATCAATAAAGCCAATATTGTAGCCACGACCTTCAAACCAAATGTTGGTTTCTTCGTCAACATCATCACGGTATCGGATGATGAATGACAGTTGTTTTTCCAATTTCACCGTGACCGCTGTGTAGTATTCCTGACCGTGTAGGGCAGAAACTTTTGCCCACACATCGCCTAAGCGAACATCCTTGTACATCGACATTCCGGTATTAGGATTTTCGCCGACATATTTCTTTTTCATTAGAGTAATGCGGCGATCTAGTTCACCAATATCAGCAATCTTACTGACCCGTTTATTTTGCTGTTGCATTAAAATTCCTCCTTCCGGTAAGGGGACAAGATAGCCCGAAGAAACTTGATCATGGCATCAAAATCAGCCGTTTCCCGATATTCGTAAAGGTAAGCTACGGTATAGAGAATCGCGGTATGAATATCATCAGGGAGAGGATCAAACGCTGATAGTGGTTGGCGAAGCACATTCTCGACCGTAGCTGTTGCCGATCCGATTAACTTCGTAATTAGGTCATCTTCAACAGTATTATCCACCCTCAGGTAGGCTTTTGCTTCGGCCAAAGTAATAGCAGCCACATTTCATCAATCCTTTCTATTTAGCAGCCATGGACAAGGTTTTAATTGCTTCTGGTAGGATAACTTTGCCGTCAACTCGTTGTGAGCCTAAAAAACCAACTTGACCAGTTACAGCATAAAGTTCATTAAGTCGTTTAAAGGTTCGACCTTGACGATCAGCAATCCAATAGTAATTGAAATCACCAAAGAGCACTGGCTTATTAGATGCGGCCATGGTTGGCATGAACGGACTAGTATAAACCGGGCAATTGAGGATTCGGTCTGGTTGGCCCGCCTGAACGGAAGGTTGCCAAATGTACTGGTCATTCTTATCCTTCATCTTGCGGATGGCCTTCACAGTGTCATCGTTCATCAAAAAGACAGCATTTTGACGGTATGGTGTCTTCAAAGAATAGAAGAGATCGATTAAATCATCAAAAGTTAATGAATCAGCCTTAGCAGCTGTTGATCCAGCTGAAGCACCATTAGTATCGGTCAAGATACCAGTAGGTTGACCAGTACCGGTACCGTTTAAAAAGGCTTGTTCTTCAGCGTTACCGAGCCTGCGACCGAATTCATCAGATAGGTAAGCCATCAAATCAAATGCCGAATCATTTAGTAATTCTTCTGACACTTTGATCAGGGTCCCTAATTTATGAGCGCCAAGTGACACCTGACTAAATTGTGTGTTGGACTCTGCGTAGGCCGCTTCTTCTTCTAGCCAGGCTGCGGTACCTTCACTGGCCACTACTGGAATTTTGTGTTCACCGCTATTGGTTTGGATGACATGGCTGATGGTTCGTAGGACATTTGCTTCTTGAAGCTTTTGGATAAGTTGGTTTTCAAATTCGTCGGGCACTAGGAAGCCACCATCTGGATCCGTACCTTCTTTCAGTGCATCAACGACCACATGACCACGCATCATTTGCCAAAAGTTCTGCGCATAAGCATCCTGACTCTTTGGTAATTCTCCAGCAGTCGGGGTATTAGTAAGGGCTTTAGTTGTGGGCTGATTGAGTTCTGCTTCAATTTCTGCTTGCTTGTGTCGGCGATCGATTTCCTTGCCGAGGTCGACAACTTCTTGCTCCATCTTTTCATAGCGGGCATTGTCTTCAGCTGAAAGTACATCTGATTCCTTTTGCTTAGTATCCAGGAAATCCTTTGCTTGCTTCCAAATACGGGCACGCTTTTCTTGTAATTCAGTAATCTTGTTCATTGATAAGTTCCTCCTAAATTAGTGTGATAACAAAGAAAGCCGCTTTTGCAGCGACTTTACAGAGATATTAGATTTTGTTTGTGGCTTTAGCTTATTCAATAGAACCAATTCAGATTGCTTATCGGAATACGAGTAACAATCTGTGACATTCTTATTGTCACCCAGCATGGCATCAGCAAAGCCTAATTCGATAGCTTTATTGACGTTCATCCAAGTTTCGTTATCCATCATTGTTGAAATCTTTTCACGGGGCAGGTTGGTTTTCAGCTCATAGGCATTGATGATCGACTCCTTGGTTTCAGCTAGCATTTGCGCAGCGTGGTCGAGATCTCTTTCTTGACCGCCGACAATAGTCAGTGGATTGTGGATCATTAGCATAGCCGCAGGAGCCATTGAAACAGTAGTTCCAGCCATCGCAATTACCGAAGCAGCAGATGCCGCAATACCTGAGATTTTGACATTGACTTCATTCGGGTAATTCATCAGCATGGTATAAATTTGACTGGCAGCGGTACAATCACCACCAGGGGAGTTCAGCCAGAGATCGATTGGATCCTGACTTTCATTAAGTTCGTCTTGGAATACCTGTGGTGAAACATCGTCATGCACCCAGCTATCAGGAGCAATTACCCCAGAGATAGCTAGTTGCCGCTGATCACCATTTTGTTTCCAGTTCCAGAAACGTTTCATTCTTTTGGTTCCTCACTTTCTTTAGATGGCTGAGAACTATAGAAGTTACCGGCTTGGTTAAGTGGTAGCATATTACCGTTAACCAAGTACTGATCACCACCTTCATCAGCAGGGATACGGTTGAGATCCTCTAACTCACGAATGTCATTAGCAGATAACCAGCCATTTTGTCGACCAATGGCATACCCATTCATCCGGCTTTCGTAATCACCACGTAGTAGTCCATCAACATTGAATTTAACGAAAAACTTTCGTTGATCATCAGCGGAAAGTAGCTGTTGATTCATAGCTTGTTCCCAGCGAATACACCAAGGGTTCAGGGTGTACTTTACAAATTCGAGTGATTGTTGCTCGATATTTGAGAAAGTCGAACGATCTAGGTCACCAACCATATGCGGTGGTACACGAAAAATTCTGGCAATTTCGTCGAGTTGGAATTTTCGAGTATCAAGAAATTGCGCTTGGTCGGGTGGAATGGAAAGCTGGTGAAAAGTCATTCCTTCTTCCAAGACAGCAATGCTGTGATTATTAGATCCCGAAAATTGTGACTGCCAACTTTTCCGAAGCCGTTCAGGGTCTTTGACTACATTAGGGTGCTCTAGAACACCACCAGGCGTGGCATCATTTTTGAAGAAAGTGGCTCCGTATTGTTCGGCAGCCATGGATAATCCAATCGCATTCTTAGCCATAGCAATGGGACTGTAACCAATCAAACCATCAAAACCCAATCCGGCGATATGAAGGACTTCATCGGACAAGAGAATTACTTGTTTCGATTTATTTTTTGCCTGGTAATCATCGTAGTTGCGGGTATAGGTATAGTAGATTTCACCGTTGGCCGCTCGGTTAACGTCCATTCGATCAGGCATCAAAGGATAGAGCCCAGTGATCTCGCCTTGACCGTTTCGAATGATTTGTGCATAGGCATTACCCCACAGCAATAAATGGTTCATCATGGTTTCACGAAAGATAAAACTGGTCATTTCTGGATTTGGCGCATCATGAAGCAAAAAATAAAGCGGGTGGTTAATTGCCCGCTGTTTACCACCATCGCTGGTGTATTGATAAATGTGGAGTGGCAGTTCAGCTAATCCTTCAGCCAAGACTCGCACACAAGCATAAACTGCTGTATTCTGCATTGCGGTGCGTTCGGTCACATTTTGGCCAGCCATCGAACTGCCGAAGAAAAATGACATGGTGCTGGATAGGGTGTTTTTGGGTGAAGCTTTATTGGTATGGAACAATTTATTAAATAGACTCATGGCATCAACTCCTTTCAGTTCTTCGTAATTACAACATTAATAGACCTCGACCATCATAAACAGAATCACCATTATCCTCATTTCGGATAGCACGATCCAGTCCCATAATGGTGGCCACTACGCCATCAATTTTTTCAGTTGACTTAGCCTTGTCAGGTTTAATATTCCCAGCTGGGTCAGTGCGGATATAGATATTGTCCATCATCCAACGCAAGACCGGATGACCGCCATGAGCGATCTTCTTTTCCAGAGTTAATCGCATTAGTTCTTTAGTTGGAGGCGTCATGTCCTTAAATCCCTGGCCAAATGGGACCACGGTGAATCCCATACCTTCAAGATTTTGAACCATTTCGACAGCTCCCCATCGGTCGAAGGAAATTTCACGGATGTGATATTTCTTTCCCAGATCATCAATAAAGTGTTCGATGAATCCGTAGTGAACTACATTACCTTCCGTGGTTTGTAGGTAACCCTGTTGTTTCCAAATATCGTAGGGAACGTGATCACGGCGCACCCGCAGATCAACGTTATCCTCTGGGATCCAAAAGTAGGGCAGCAAAGTATAACCTTCGGAGTCATCTCTTGGGGGGAATACCAGTACAAAAGCCGTAATATCAGTAGTTGATGACAAATCAAGACCACCGTAGCAATCTCGGCCACGTAATTCATCGGGATCAACAGGAAAGGCACAAGCATCCCATTTATCCATGGGCATCCAACGAACGTCCTGTTTTACCCACTGATTTAAACGCAGCTGTCGGAAGGTATTCTCTTCAGCAGGATTCTCCTTAGCTGAATTATAGGCATCCTTGACCTTCTCCATTTTGACAGTAATACCCAGAGAAGGATTAGCTTTTTTCCAAACTTCAGGACTTGACCAATCTTCGTCACGTCCGGCGCCATAAATGACCGGATAAAAACGGGGATCATGTTTACGGCCCTCCATGATGTCGATTGCTTTTTGATGGACTTGATAACAAATAGAATGCTCATCAGTGCCAGCGGTTGTGATTAAGAAGTAGAGGGGCTGAGTTCTGGCATCCCCCGATCCCTTCGTCATAACATCATAGAGTTTCCGGTTCGGTTGGGTATGCAGTTCGTCAAAGATAACTCCGGACACATTGAACCCATGTTTAGAATAAGCGTCAGCAGATAGAACCTGATAGAAACTATTAGTGGGTTCATAGATCAGCCGTTTTTGTGAAGCGAGAATTTTGCATCGTTTCTTCAAGGCAGGATTCATCCGTACCATATCGGCAGCCACGTCAAAAACAATTGCAGCTTGTTGCCGATCAGCGGCACAACCATACACTTCGGCTCGTTCCTCACCATCTGCACAACAAAGCAAAAGAGCGACTGCTGCCGCTAGTTCTGATTTTCCTTGTTTCTTTGGAATCTCAACATAAGCAGTATTGAATTGGCGGTAGCCATCAGGATTCAGAATACCGAAGATGTCACGAATAATCTTTTCTTGCCAATCAATCAAGTCAAAGGGTTTTCCTGCCCAAGTTCCCTTAGTATGGCAGAGACATTCAATGAAAGAAACTGCAAAATCAGCTGCATCTTTGCTGTAAGTGGAATCCTTAGCCATAAAACGAGTTGGTTTATAATCTTTTAACTTTCTCAAGAAAACATCACTTCCTTTCATTAGTACTAAAAAAGCACTGAGAATGAACTCAATGCTTAATGATTAATTGAATTTACCAGTTAAAATCAAATTGACATAGCCGGCCCGTTCAGTAGTCAGGTAATCGATCAAATCGTGGCAGTTGTAATAGTAGGCCAGTCGTTTAACATTCTCGATATCAAACATGTTTACTTCGCCAGTATTGCGAATTTGTAAGACCTGCTGGCGAATTCGGTCACGTCTAGCTAGTTCATCTTTGATTCTGCTCATGATTAGGCCTCCTGATTCTTAAAAGCAGCTGATCCGGCTAAATTTCGTAACAGTACTTTCCGTTGTGTTTTGTATTCGGGACCGATAAAACCCAGGCGTAGTAGAAAACAACGAAAAGCATATTTCTCATTGCTTTCTTCATGAGGTTCTGACACAATCCGTTGATGATCTTTTGCATATTGCACAAGTTTGTCGATAAATTGTTGATAAGCTGTGGCATCATCAAGCTTTACCTTGTTGAACCAGTTAAATGTCACCTGTTGATCATCAACGTCTAGTTTTAGCGAATCGAGCTGACAAGCATCTTTGATTAGTTGTCCCTTGGCCCAAATTAGGTGACGCAGGTTTTCTAAGGCTTGATCGGTAAAGTCGTCTCGACGGTAAGCAAGATGCAATTTGATAATGTTAGCGGGCCGGAAACCAAGTTCTTTAAGTTTGTCGATTAGGTTGGATGGAATCTCATCAGGGGATGAAAGGTTCCCATCTTTACTGACAGTGTATTTGCCAATCTGGTATGCGTAGGTTGGTGTGTACTGATATTCAGCTTTTTGTTGAGTATAGTTAGCAATCTGTTCGACTAGCTTTTTACGCTGTTGACCATGAACATTAAAATTAATTTCCATATTCTGTACCTCCTTGTTTGATCACTGTATACATCACTCTAAAAGGCACAGATAGCAAGGCTTTCCCGCGCTTTAGGCCGGCTTCTTTAGATTACTGTAAGGAATTATATGACCATCTCTTTCCACACTGATATCTTGATCCGAATCGACTTGTTTGATGTAGCGATTAACAATCACATCACAGTATTTAGGATCCAGTTCCATCATGTAGCAAATCCGGTTGGTTTGCTCACAAGCAATGAGGGTAGATCCAGAGCCACCAAAGGGATCAAGAACCGTACAGTTAGACATTGTCGAATTCATAATTGGGTAAGCAAGTAATGGAATAGGCTTCATTGTTGGATGTTCCTTACTTTGTTTTGGTCGATCAAATTCCCAGATGGTGGATTCCTTGCGACCGGTATACCATTCGTGCTTTCCATCGTGCTTCCAGCCGTAGAGCACGGGTTCATGTTGCCATTGATAGGGTGAACGTCCTAAGACAAGGGATTGTTTTTTCCAGATACAGCAACCGGATAAATAGAAATCAGCATCTCGAAATGCTCGCCGAAAGTTTAACCCTTCAGTATCAGCATGGAAAACATAGATACTGGCATCATTGGCCATTACCTTATTCATGTTTTGGAAAGCGGCTAGTAAAAATTGATAGAACTTATCATCATCCTGATGGTCGTTCTTAATCTTGCCGGCTTTGCTTTGGTAATCGACATTGTATGGTGGATCGGTAAGAACAAGGTTAACTTTATGATCACCAAGTAACTTTTGGTAACCTTCACCTTTTGTAGCATCACCACAAAATAGGGTGTGCCGTCCTAAATGCCAGAGGTCGCCAGCTTTAGAAAAAGTCGGTTTATTCAACTCGCTATCTACATCGAAATTATCGTCATGAGTATCACCTTCGGTAGCAAGCAAGTCAGATATTTCATCCTCATCAAAACCAGTTAATGAAATATCCAGGTCACTGGCTTGTAAGTCAGTCATCAACAAAGCTAACTTGTCCTTATCCCAATCACCGCTGATCTTGTTGAGAGCAATGTTCAGCGCTTTTTCTTTTTCTTCGTCTAAGTTGACAACTACACACTCGGCTTCTTTGATCCCTTCATTCTGGAGAATCTTTAACCGCTGGTGTCCGCCGACTACGCGACCAGTTTGTTGGTTCCAGATGATTGGATCAACGTAGCCGAATTCTTTCATTGAGTGTTTTAGCTTTTCGTAGTCAGGATCACCTGGCTTTAAGTCTTTTCGTGGATTGTAATCCGCGGGGATGAGGTCCGTTATTTTCTTCTTAACAAATTTCATTAGTTCATTCCTTTCCGTGAACGGAGCAAGCGTTCCATCACATCGTCCTGTGGTGTAGATCCTTGGTAAGTTGTAGCGTTGTTTTCTTTAACAACCTGAAAAATTTGAAACCAAAGCTGACTAGATTGCTTCATGTAATCCCGGCTCATTGCCACGTAAGGTGAAGCGATGGCATTGCCAGTTGTGGGGTGGCGGGCAAGAAAACCAAATTTTGAGATACATTCTTCACACTGAATCCAACGGCTTACACTTACCGCATATTGTTCAATCAGCTGAGTATTAACTAGCTTTTCACAACCACGCTCGACCAGCCATTCCCAGGTTTCTTTGAAAATATCAGCGGCGTCGAATTCTAAACCATTCTTCTGTTTGGCCTTGAGGTACTTCTTGACTGGCGGCATCACATGGCCTTCCAAATTGGTTGGTGTTGGTAGGTCAATCACCTGAGCATCTTGACCGGCTTGAATTTTGTCGTGAAGTGATTTAGGTTTACGTCCAGCACCGATTCGGGATCCACCACGATTCGTACCATCTTTAGCCAAATCTCTCCCTCCTTCCGGCAGGGGTTAATACCCCCTTTGATTTCGATTTTTTACACACGAAGGCCCAGGCCCGCTCCCGCGCGAAAAATTTTTTAGGATTTGATGGCCCCCTCCGTGGTTTAGTAATGATATCGACGTGGCTTTTTATGCCAGCGATCATCCATCTGGGCGGTGATGCGGGAGTGGCATGGCTTACATAATGCCATCAGGTTCTTGAACTCGTTGGTGCCGCCGTGTTCCAGAGGCAGAACGTGATGGACCTCGGTGGCTTGGGTATACCTTCCTTGGCTCAGGCACATCTCACAGAAGGGATGGTGGAGCAAGTAGCGTTGACGGATCTTTGGCCAGCCACGATGATAGCGCGGACGACTACGTTTTGGTCGTTGGTAACGATTGTAGTGAGAACTGACTTGCTTAGCATGGACGTCACAATAAGTGTTGTGGGTTAGTCGCGGGCAGCCAGGGTAACGACACGGCTTCTTGGGTGAATAAGGCATGACGTTCCTCCTTTCTAATAGCATAAGAAAAGCCCAACAGTTTAAAGCTGCCAGGCTCCAATCGTTATAAAGCAAATGCCTTTGTCCTAATTTTCTACACTACCATCGTAACATGAATAAGACTGTAGTTTGTTCTCCGTTTTACCTTTCTAGTGATGTGTTCCGTAGAGCAGGAGAGTGAGATGGTCGAGTGCCTTGTTCTTTCTATTGTAAGCGGTAGTCTTAGCAATAAAGTATTTATCCATCAGTAGAGTCAGGCCTTCATTCATCGATTGGTTCGGTGCTCGGTAACAGGCATCTAGTACAAAGCGTTCATCCTTAGACAGCTCTTGCCAGGCTGGCTCGAACCACTTGAAGTAAAGTTGGGCTTGTTGGTAGCGTTCATTCAGCTTTGTTGTCTCATCGATGCCATGCAGCAGGCGATGCTCAGTCGGGTTATCTTTTTTACTACTACCAGGTACGAAACCGTAGCGTGGCGAACTGACACCAATCATTTGTTCCTTGGCTAGCTTCAAGTCGTCTTGGTAAGAGTTAATGATGAACTTCATACCATCGTAATCTTTCAAGGCTGCGACGGTCGCTCGTCGTTTGTCTAAGTAGTTCCACATGATACTCATGCCACAACACTTCCTTTCAGGTTGGCTTTCACCGCATTGATTAACGCTAGCTGGGCTTTATCTTTACGTTTCAAGGCAGCCAGAATGTTTTCGTCAATGGTGCCTTCAGTGATGATGTGGTGGATAACTACTGGTTGACGTTGCCCTTGCCGCCAGAGCCGAGCGTTAGTTTGCTGGTAAAGCTCCAGGCTCCAAGTCAACCCATACCAAATCAAGGTGGCACCACCAGCCTGCAGGTTGAGACCATGACCAGCAGAAGCGGGGTGGATCAAAGCTAAAGGAATCTTACCGGCATTCCAGTCCTGAATGTCACGGGGTGTTTTGATCTCACGAACCTTGAAACGACTTTTAATCTGGATTAGATCATGTTTGAACCAGTAAGCTACCAAGACAGGTTTACCATTAGCAGCTTCAACCAAATCTTCAAGGGCATCAAGTTTTCGCTGGTGAATTTGAACAATCTGCTGCTGGTCGTCGTAGACACAACCATTTGCCATCTGGCAAAGCTTATTCGACAAGCTAGCAGCATTCAAGGCGTCTATTTGTTTACCCTGGGCTGAAACTACTAGCTGGGCATTAAGCTCATCATAGATTGCCTGCTCACTATTACTCATTTTTACCGGAACGGTGTTCATAGTTAACGGTGGCAGACTCAAGTAATCCTTAGACTTCTTTTTTTATTAAAAATGCTGTGAAAAGGCTTCAATAGCTAGTCAATTGACAGGGATAGTTATACAATTAAGAAAATTGAAAAACAAAGTTTTATAAAAGGGATAATAGAATAAATATGGCAGAAGAGAAAAAACGAGAAGATATCCAACACCAGCATAAGCATCATTACCACCATCACAGACACCACCATCGTAAGTTCTGGCGTGTGTTCTGGATCGTGATCGGACTTGTGGTCGTTGTTGGACTTTTTGTTGCCGGAATGGCATACAAGAATGTTCGTGACGCGACTAACAACATGCATACGCCGGTCGATAAGAACACGGCAAGCAACAAGGGTAGAAATTTGGACAATCTGCTTGCCAAGAAGCAGCCAATTAATATCTTGCTCTTAGGTACTGATACCGGTGCGATGGGGCGTAAGTGGAAAGGTCGGACTGATACCATTATGATGATGGCCATTAATCCTAAGACTGAATCAACCACGATTATGAGTATTCCGCGTGACTCCAACGCGATCTTCCCTGATTACCCACAATATGGCGTAACCAAGATCAACTCCGCTTACACGCTTGGCGGCGTTAGCGAAACTATCAAGACGCTAGACAAATACTACAGCGTGCCAATTGATGGCTATATCATGATTAACATGGGTGGCTTGAAGAAGGCCATTGATCAAGTTGGCGGTGTTGATGTTACTTCACCATTGACCTTCAACAATATGGGCTATTCCTTCGTTAAGGGTAAGACTTACCATATGAATGGTAAGAAGGCATTAGCCTTTTGTCAGTTGCGTCATGGTGACCCTAACCAAGACTATGGTCGTCAGCAACGTGACCGGTTGGTAGTGATGGCCCTTCTTAAGAAGTCAATTTTCCCTTCAACTTTGCTTAATACGAAGTTCTTGAATTCAATTTCAAGTGAAATGCAAACTGACTTGACGATGAGCCAAATGTACAAGATCGGGAGGGATTACCGTAAGGCTACCGATAATTTGGTTCAAGATCACGCACAAGGTACAAGCAAGATGACTAATAATCCGAAATTTGGCCCAATGGAAATTGAGGTTATCAGTCGAGCCGAACGCCAACGCGTATCTAATAAGTTAAGAAAGGCGCTTGGCTTGCCAACCGTAACTGTTAAGAAGAACAGCGCAAGCTATGTAATGAGAAATAATTAA